GATTTGTATAATTCTTGGATGTTCATGTCTGAATATTATGAGACTGAAGAAGATATGGATACTGCCATTAACGATACCAAACATTTCAAATTCTTTCAATCTGGAGAGGATAATATAGGAATGTTTAGTACAGTTTTTGTCACATTAATAAATATGGGTTGTGGTATAAAGCCTAAAAATACTTGCTTAAAAGCTATTGAAGGAGCTCTTAAATTCAATGAAAGACAAAAAGAAAATACCGTATCGAGTATATTACAAGCTACAAAAGTTTTAAATACTTTCTTTACTGAAACTATCAAAGTTGAAACATTGGCTAATTTCTTTGAAATAGATCAAATATCTGATGAGAGAGTTCATAGTTTCAAAGAACAAGTTAATGTTTTTATATCTGAGTGTAATGCTGGTAGAAGAATTAATGCTGAGTATAATGAGAGATTTTATATAGAAAGTCTTCGCCATGCTAAAGATTTAATGAATATGATGGATAAGAAATCATACGATTATAAAACTATGGAATTTCTGATGAATAGTCTTAATAAGACTAGAGAGGCATTACGTACCCAATTCTCATCTATGAATGGAGATCGAGTTGAACCAGTTGGAGTACTAATAACTGGTAAACCAGGTTGTATGAAATCTGTTCTTTTAAAAAGATTGGGATATATTATTGCTTCATTAACTATACCTAAGGATTGGGAAGAAGAGTTTTTAACAACCCCAGATAACTTTATGTATGTAGTACCTAATGGAAAATTTTTTGATAAGTATAATTATAAAGCTTGGATTGCTTTTTTTGATGATATTTTCCAAAAAACTGATGTAAAAGGCTCTGAGGACTCTGAGGCTTTACAAATTATTAAAATGATTAATAGTGCTCCTTATAACCTTAACATGGCCAATGTTGAAGCTAAAAATACTATGTATTTTAGATCACCTTTTGTTCTTGGGACTAGTAATATTAGAAGACCTGAATTATTAAATTCTGTTAATTGTCCAGAAGCTGTTTTT